TTCCGTTCCTGCAGATCGGCCCCGGCAATGCCTATTCGATCAGTGGCATCACGCAGGCGGCCAGTGCCGTGGTCACTCTCAATTCCGCCGCTGGATCCAATCCAGTCGTTGTCGGCGCGCAGCTGAACTTTTCGGGTGCGGCAGGGATGACGCAGATCAACGGTCTGCGCGGAACGGTGTCCGCGATCGGAGGTTCAACGGGAGCGTGGACGGCGACCACCAACATCAATTCCAGTGGGTTCTCGGCCTACACTTCCGGCGGTGTGGTAGCGACCCCGGCCAACCGGGGGATCAGTGCGCCCAATACGGCCAGTGCCTGGTGTACTTTCGATGGGACCAAGACAGGCACGAATGCGCCCAACAACGGTTTCAACGTCAAATCGGTGACGCGCAATTCAGCCGGCAACTATTCGGTGAACTTCGAGAACGCGCTCCTGGCGAGTAACTCGCAGGCCATCGCGGTGACGGCCGCCGGGCTGACTGCCTATAGCATCAACAATGCCGGTCCTGCCACTGGGTTTGCGCAGTTCATCGTGGAGGTGCTGAGTGTCTCGGCGGGCGCGATGGTCGCGACTCCGACAGATAACGCTTTTCTCACCTTCATCTGCTTTGGCCTCGGAACATAACCAAGGAACATCATGGAAATGGGGGCTGCGGAAGGATCATTTCCCGACACTGAAGATAACCTGGAGACGCATGCCAAAAAGACCATAACCAAACAAGCGGAAATGTGGTTGCGGATTGATGGCGTTCTGCACCGCGCAACAGAGTTGTTCGGCGAGTGGAAGGCCAAAATGGCCCATTGGAGTGATCGGGGACCCAGGGATTATGAGGCAGCCGATAAGGAGAGCTTGCGTGAACTCGTACGCAATACAGTGCGCGCAACGGTTGAGATTCAAGGCGGCTATCAGGAAGGCGGAAACGGGAGTAGTCCACAGTGGCGCAACTGGGTGATGACGATGCTGGGAACGCTGATCGTGATCGGAATCACGGGCCTGATCGTGATGTACGCCAACCAGAAGGCGATGAGCGAGCGGATGGACGGCTTCGAGCGCCGAATCTCGAACATCGAGCACAAACTGTGGCCATGACGCGCATTGGTTCTAATCAGGAGTCCCCGGATGAGTCGATCACGGCTCACCCCAGCTCTCATGTCAATGTCAATCGGTTCACGCTGCCGAAAGATCCGTGGCAGTTGGGAACTGCCATCCTTTTGGCGCTGTCGATTCTCGTCAATGTTACTCTCTACATGCAGCTTCGTCATACGGAGCAGACGGTTGATCTGGACCGGTACGACGACAACACGTTCATCAACGGGCGGTTCGCTGATCTTGCGGCGCAAGTGAAGGCGGACCACGATCTCATCCAAGCTTATGGCCTGCAAAAGGCAGTGAAGGAGAAGTGACATGAGTGGCGGCGGACATATCATCATTCGAGATGCGATCAAACAGGCATTGAGCAATCCTGTGGTGCACGGGGCATTGCCAGCCGACACGCGAGCTGAGGTTGATCCCATCCTCGCCAAGGATACGAGCGCGTGGACCGAGAATGAGGACTGCCTCGCGTTTGCGGCCTTCCACTGGGCGCATGCGCACTGCTGACATGACCGGTACCGAAGTTGCTTTGGTGATCACCTCGTGTGGCACGCTGCTCACGGCCATCGGCCAGATGTACAACGTGTTCAATATCCGGCGACTGGAGAAGAACACGAATTCTATCTCCACGCGCAATGAGGCGATTGCCAAGCAACTCGGCATCACTGAGGGGAAGGCGAGCGAGAAGGCGAATCCGTCATGAGCTGGTGGGAGGCGATCAAGGAGCTGTGGCGCGATGCGCGGGGCAAAACCGAAGAGCCCAAACCCTGGTTACCACCGCATTCCTGGCCGCACGACAAACCTTTGCCGCCGCCACCTGAGAAGAAGAAATGAGCGAAACGCTTGGGGAGAGACAACGTCGATTCCTCCCGCTCGTCGCCAAACTGATCGACTTCGCCTATGCGCAAGGATTCGAGCTGACCGCCGGCGAGCTCTATCGTACGCCCGAACAAGCCGCCCTCAATGCGAAGAAGGGCTCAGGCATCGGTAACAGTCTGCACACGCAGCGCCTGGCCGTGGACCTGCAGCTATTCAAGGATGGCGTATACCTGACGGCTCCGGACGCGTATAAGTTTCTGGGGGACTTCTGGAAGACGTTAGACCCAGACTGCGCTTTCGGCGGGGACTTTAAGAGCGTGGACGCGGACCACTTCAGTCTTAGCTATGGCGGGGTCAAATGAACATCGGGGTTACAATACCAACATGAAATCAGAAAGTTGGTGCCCGATTAAATCCTTCGAAACTCTCTACGAAGTTAGCGATTTGGGTCGCGTACGGAGTCTCCCTCGCATGACGCCTCATGGAATAAGAGGTGGAGTCATTCTAAAAAGACGGGCTGATGGCATCGACGGACGTCCCAAGGTCGGGCTATACAAAGATGCGGTTCGCACCGACAGAAAAGTGCATTTGCTCGTTCTTGAGACTTTCAAAGGAATGAGGCCGTCTTCCCATCATCAGGCGTGTCATAACGATGGAGACATTCATAACAACCGACTGGACAATCTACGCTGGGATACTAGGGTGGCTAACCATGCGGATAGCGTTAGGCATGGAACTGCGGTTCCCCCAAAACCCATATTCAAACTGACGCCTGAACAGGCGCGTGAAGTTTCCCGGCGCAGAAACGCAGGTGAGGAATGCCTGCCGATAGCGCGAGATTTTGGCATTACACGCCAGCACGTTGGCGTGCTCGCTCGGAGATTGCAGCTATGACACTTGGCGAAAAAGCTCTGCAGATCCTACGCACAGTCGCTCCCACGGTTGCCCTGGCGGTCGGAGGGCCGTTCGGGCCTTTGGCCAGTGCCGCCCTCTCAGCCGTACTCGGAACGCCCAAGGACGACGGTAAAGCGACAGAGGCGGCATTGCTGACAGCGACCCCGGATCAGCTGTTGGCACTCAAGAAAGCTGATCAGGACTTCGAGCTGCAGCTGGAGAGGCTGGGGATTGAAAAGGACAAGCTGGTCTTCGACGACATCGCCAACGCTCGAGCTCGGGAGATTGCGGTCAAGGACTCAACCCCGCGGTACATGGCCTATCTAGTCACGGTGGGGTTCTTCGGGGTGCTGGGGTATCTGGTGGTGGAGGGAAAGCCCGTCAGCGGCGGGGACGTCATGCTCGTGATGGTCGGCTCGCTGGGTACGGCCTGGACGGGCATCGTTGCCTACTACTTCGGATCCTCAGCTGGTAGCGCAGCCAAGACTGACGCGTTGAATACCATTGCTGTCGCCAAATAGGTGTCCCATGATTTCCACACTGCTCGTTGTCTTCATCATCCTGTGCATCATTGGACTGATTCTATGGGGTGTGAATCAAATCCCAGGCGTACCGCCGATCGTTAAGGTGGTCGTCTATGTCATCGTCGGGGTGATCCTACTGCTGTGGTTGCTGCAGTACGTGCAGGGCGGCCACTTGGGAGCATTTCGATGAGTACCGTCACGTTTACCACAGCAGAGCTCCAATCCCTCGCGAAGCTCGTCGCGCCGCTGATTCAGCTGCCCAGCCCGACTCCCGTTCCTACGCCCACACCGGTACCCGCAGGCGTCACCTGGATGTACCTGAACGGCGTGAAGACCCTGGCCGGTGACTTCAGTGGCCCGGGTACGCGCGTTGATTACAACCACGCGGTGACCGGCGATCAGCTCAATGGAGGCACGCACGATATCCAGATCACGACCAGTGGTGAGGGAGTGAAGTGGCCGTACTTCCTGCCGTACTTCGCAGCTAACTACAAGTTGCCCAATCCAGGCTGGACGAAGGCGCTCATCTCGATCAAGCCCACAGTCACCGGACAGGCCTTTGGGGTGCACATGGAGCGAGTAGGGGATCAGCCATTGGCTTCCGTGGAGCTGTTGAACTACGGACCGCCCACGGTCGCAGGGAAGTGGTCCTCTTACGTCATCCCGCTGAAGGATCTGGGTACTCTGGGTGATGCCTCGCTGTACAAGATCCTGATACAGGATCACTCGGCGAACTCGGCGGGATTCGAGGTGGATGCCTTGGGCTTCCAGTAGCCCTCATCCGCTATACGATGGTCGCTCCCGGGAATCGAACCCGGCAGAGGTCCGGACATGGGCGCCATGCCGAGCGACCGTAATACTCATCGACGCGACGCGGCTCAGTACCAACCAAACATACGTCCGACAGCGCGACCAAAGTAAATATTCCCATGGGCTATGCTGGCGAACCAGCCAGCGACAAAACTACCGACACATGCGAAAACCCATGGGAGCCAGTGGGGAATGTGGATTGTAAAGCTCATAGACTTCCTCTGGTTCTCGACGGTGTCGGTGGGCGATTCATGTCTTTGGCAGCCCAGAGCGGGCATTCAAAGTCGTCACCAAGACAATCGCACCAATGCGTGCTATTTCGGATCGCCTTTCCAAGAACGTTCGCCGGCTCCCCATCTTTCGGCACATAAGTCCTGTCGAATCCGGGGGTGACGAAGTAGGGCGAGTCCTTGCATCCAGCCGCATACTTCAAATAACCAACCACAACCGTGGCTGGCATCCCACCGAACTTCCCATCTACTGCATCGAATTGAATGAGTACGCAACGTCGCTCTGGCGGATGCTCGCCTTCAACGCTGAATTCAACCCACCTCATTGACCATCTCCCGATTTCTCCGCTGCATCCTCTCCCGCTATCGGTGCCTGCTCCCACCCCGGCCAGATCCGCGAGTACAGCTCAGCGATGATCACAAGCTCGTGGGGCTGCAGGTCCGTGAAGTGATCGAGCGAATAATCAACCAACTCATGATGCGTTAAAGCCTTCAGCGATTTTCCTAATTCCACCCCCAAGCTTAAGCGCTGTTGGACGACGGGATCTTTGAGCCGCGCCTTGATGTACTCAGCCGTGATGGGAGCTTTCAACGCAGGCGCCACTGACATCGGCTCGCAGTACACATCATGCTCGCCGGGCGGCAGGCCGGGAGCGTAGAGGCTCACCGACACGTCATCAGGCGCGTAATGGCCGGCGCCGGATTCTCTGATGGTAATCTTCGCGATCGGCGCTTGAGGCGAGTTCAGTTCGTCCGCTGTGGTTTCCCAAAGACTCTTGAAAGCGCCTCGAATCTCGTCTAGCGAGCACTCATCCAGAATCCGGCGAATCTCGGCGCGTAACCGCTCCTTTGTCATCCGCGTACCCCTATGAACGAATCGTTCACCACGTATCTATCGTAGTACTTCCAGTAGCCTGGGGACCCCGCCAAG